AATGTTTTTTCTTGTATTCTTTCAAATGCACTTTGTTGGGTGTTCATGTGATTTTCTCATCAATTCAGAATAACGCCCAGGATCAGCAGGGCGATTACCAGGACCATCCCCAGGTCGGAGAGGGTTAGTTTGCAGCTTGTTGTTTTTCTCTTGTTCTTCGCGGCTTTTTCTGGCGCATTGATTACTACTGCGCGATTGTCTACGGTGATGATATGTTGGGAGTTCATTTTGTCGCCTTCGCATCAAGATACGCATAGAAATCTTTAGCGTCACAACCGGGGGCAAGCTTACCAGTCGCACGATAGTGAAAAACAATATATTCGCTGAATAGCGCATTTCTATCCTTGCCAGTGGCAATAGCGCGATCGGCCAGTTGGGGGATGACGTATTCCGGGTGGGCTTTCATAGCGGCTGGTTCCATTCGGCGTGACGTGCGTCTGAGTAATGCAAAATCCACGTATCGGTCCCGGATACATTCGAATCGTATCCGTGAGCGTAGGCGTGTTCAATCGAGTGCGCCACATAGCCAGCACTGCGCTCCTGCGTCAAGAACGCTTCGGCCCGCGCCAAGACATCGGCGGGGATTGCGGTTTCGGTCCAGTTCGTTTTGGGTTCCAGGTAGGTTTTCATGCTGTAAATATAACCCAATTCCCGCTGACGAAAGTAACAATTCCATATAAAAAAGTAACCGTTTTGGATATTACACAATATTACAACGCTGCTCATACCCCACATCGGCAGCCCGCGGCCCGCTTCGCCAGTTCGTCGGCGCGTTCGTTGCCTAGCTCCGCGGGCCGGCACTTGCTTTACTTGTTTCAGTCCCCCGTTCTTACTGGTAGGCCGGAGGAGGAGGAGGCAGAGTAATGCTACACCTATTACGGCCACGAATTCTGACATCACCTTAGCTCCGCGGGCCTTGAGTTATTGTCGGCTTTCGCAAAGCCCCACCCCGGTCGAATTACTGCCCTGTTGAAACGTATTGATCCCGGCTCGACATTGGGGGCGGGCGTTCAGTCCGCACCAGTACCGTTTTACACCCGGTCGGTGTCTATCGCGTGCCCCTCGCTTGTAAGCGTAAGGGGTTTAGGTTCTAATTTGCGTTCGCTACTCCGCTCCAGTCTTGCCGCCAGTGGTACTGACTGGAAAGTATGCCTATTATTCTATAGCGTCAGGCTCGGCAGGCCGACGCGTTGTTGGTTTACTTTATGCTTTTCAGAAATTCGGTCAATGGCAATCCGCCAGAAATTCTATAATACGGGTCTCCACTTCTTGATTTTATACTCGGAGGAATAGGGCCGCTCCATGTCAATTTATCAATCCAGTCTGCTAAAATAACCCCATTATCCGCTGCTTCGTATGGACGGTTGTTATAAACAATTCCTACCAATTCGCCCAGTTGATGCAATCCGAAATACGTGTCGTGCGAGTTCTTCTCTACGTTTCTTGTGGTCTTGAAGTCTATTGATAAAATCACGCCGTTTACCATTATGCGAATATCTGGAACGTGACCATTCGACAAAAATGGTCGTATCATTTTCATCATATCTTCTTGGAATTTGTCGTGTGCCTCAAAGCGATTCATTTATTCTCGACTTTGATATGTTTACGTTTTCATCGAGAATATCTATCCCGTCAAATAGGCATCCGTGTTTGAGCGCGGCTACTCCGGTAGTACCTGCGCCGCAGAACGGATCGAGAATATACTGACCGGGACTGCATATCTTTGAAATAATATCAAACATGCCACTTTCGGATTGCCCCCATTCGTGGTGCTTTTTATCGTTCGCATCGCTCTTGAACACATCCGCAAAGCCACGCCCGGAAAACGGGGCGTTTTTCAATTGGTACATTATGAGCGGTTTCCATTGGGGGTTTACGTGCTTTTGGAATACACCAGCGGTTTCTCCGGGTACGAGATATGCCGCTGTCCAGAAATAATCAAGATGTTCGTCGAGCATTTTATAAATATCTGGCATCCAATAGTGTGCCGACATTGCAATCAATAATCCGCCCGGTTTCAGCCATTCTTTCGCCCGACGCGCAAGCGTACTATAAAGCGGCAGGTATTCTTTTGGATACGGTGGGTCGGTGATTATAAAATCGTATTGCCGCGGCGCTTGCCACGTCTCGATGTCTCCCTGCCACACATTCCATCGCTCCGCTTGCGGAACGTCCGCCCCGGCGCGGGCCATTTCGGCGCGCGCTTCTGTTCGCTTTTCTGTCTGGATTTCTTTATGTGCTTCATGTGCCGTCATTTCCCCGCTGGCGATTCTGTCTATCATCTCTGGCGCTTCCCGTTCAATTTGCTTTATGGTTGCCACAGTTCGAGGGCTGACGTTGAGCATTTCGGCGGCCTCGTTGCGATCAAGATGCAAATTTGCATCTTGATTTTTTCTATCTCCGCCGTGTTTCATTGTCTCAAGCTTAGACGCCACAACTGCCCGTTGGCTTTCGTTCAAATGCCGCCTGTGCAAGTTCAGGCTGATAACGTATCCAAGTGGATCGTTGCCGGTGTATTCGATATAGGTTGGTTCTATGTTTTCGGCCCCGGCGGCTTCGTATCGGTTGCGACCGTCCAGGATTTTCGTGCCATATAAAACAATTGCGCACTCTGGACGGTATCCATTGTTGCGCATATCGGATCGTAAAGCGGACATTTCCGCATCGTTCATTCTTGGAAAAAGATTTGCGTACTCGTGATATTCCATGTGTCTCCTGATATAAAAACTCGTTTCGAGAGCCTGCGCCTGCGGTAGCCAACTGTGACGGTGGCTTGACGTAGGCTCTCAAAACGAGTCTTGGTGTCACAGTCTATTTCCGCAACCACATTATAACCGCGTTTCTCCATTTTCGTCAAGCGTCAGCTATTCAGTCGGTTATGTTTTCTAACCATCTTCCCGGTGTCGTCTGGTTGGTATCATTTCGGTGACGTTACCAAGTTATAACAATCTCAGCGGCGTTTGCCGCAATCACAATCAAACACCACGCCGAAACGATCGGTATCTTGGTGATAATGGTGCTTTCCGTCGGCATTGGCGGGGCACAAGTCTGTTGGAGCTGGCGTGGGGCGGACATCATCAATATAATGGTGACATTCTGGGCACATCACAGAACCATCGTCAAATATTTTTGACCAAAATTCTCCAAAAATAGCACTACACCATTTACATCTATAAACCATTGGCATATTCGTCTCATTTCTGGCGGTGTGCCGCCGAACAGTTTGCGTTAGCGTCGGGGCGCATGTGGCTTGCCGCAGTTGACGCAACGAATGCTATAATTGGATATTCCAAACTCTTCACAGACGCAGTAATCCCCGTTCGGTGACGTCACCGGGTACTTCGCAAGAACGGCGGCGGCTTTAGCATAAGCCGGTATGTCTGGGTGCGCCCCATAATTAATGTCAATGTGGTCTGATACCATTTCCAACGCCTCCCGCATCTCGTCCCGTTCGACGCGGAGCTGGGCAATCTCGGTTTCCTGTCCGTCAATAAACGCTTGAAGTCCAGCGATTGTCTTGTCTTCTTCCTCGTGGTGTTTTTTGTGATGCGCTATCAAGGTGTCATAATCGTCAGGTGCGCTCATTATTTATCTCCATAGGGCGGCGGCCCAACAAGTTCATTGATAATCTCTTGCTGGAATGGACTTGATACACTCCACGCCAATTTGTCGGCTTTATAGTTGCACGCGCTTGCGCATTTTAGGGCAGTTTCCAGGGCTTCTATGCGGTCGCTCAATTGCTCGTTTTCAGCGCGGAGTGACTCGAGCTCGGCTGCGGACAAATCGCGCAGACTCGCCATTTCTCTATCTATACTTCCGCATTCTTCTAATAGTTCATCGAGATTGCTCATGGTGTCTCCTTCCCCGTTTTACAAAATTCCAAGTCTCCATGGTTCGTTTCGCTCATTGGTTCGTCTCTCTCAACCACACAGCAAAATCTTGCATAGCAGTACATCCTATAACTTCATCTGCCAGCTTTATTAATTTCGTTGCGCTCTCCAACCGTTTCTGTGCGGCGGAGAGTTCGGCGCGCAGTTGGGGCAGTACAGTTCCTTCCTGATATGCTAATTCTTTCTCTAGCATCTGGTGGCTAGAGCGGAGTTCGGCAAGTTCGCGGGGCGCGTGAGTGGTGCATGGATAATAATATATAACCGGCCCCAGTCCGCAGTTTGGACAGGTTGCATATTCTGGTATATTGTTCGGTTCCGCCCAGAGTCCACAGCTTAGGCAGTGGGTATAAATTGGGAAATTGGGGTTAACTATTACGTGGCGCCTAGACATCTCATTATCCTTTCTCTAACTGGTATCATTTTGTTGCCTCCAGAATGGATTGGGCGGTGCGCAATATCTCGTCCCCCCGATCATCGTTAAATGCGTCCTGTAGGCGTGCCTCGTTACACATTGATTCGAGAGATGCGCGGAGCTTCGCCCTTTCTTCGCGGAGCTGGGAAAGTTCGCGGATTGCCTTTGCCCCACATCCTTCTAGTGCTGCTCGCGCTAGAGATACATAGTCGAGGTGACGTAATGCGTCATCTAGCGCGCTCATGGTGTCACCATAAACCAGAACGTATCAGCGAAGGTGGAAGGCCCGCCGTGCTCGTGCCGCGCTAGTCCGAGAGACTCAAGGGACAGTAGTATCTCACGGGTCAACCAGGACGGCCAGACCATGAGCAAGGAATTGTGTGTGTATCGTTTGAGTAGTGCGGATTGAATTGCATGTGCTCGTTGTGTTGTCATTTTGTTTCCTCTTTTCTATGCTGTAAATATAACCCAATTCCGCGCTGACGAAAGTTACTTTTTCGGCTATTATTCTGCACGAGTTATTTGTTACAATAGTAAAGCCGCCTAATCGAGGGCGGCCCGTGTTATAATCTCTGTGCTGTCGGGCCTCGATCCCGGTGGCAGTCGTGCCCGCTACACAGCGGGCATGGCGCTTAATGCGCAGGCCACGGGGTAATCTTACCACAGTTTTGGGTTATAATAGCGGCATGGCAGAACCCGAGGTGATCCGCTTTACGGTATCGGTTGCGCAGGTGAAAACATTGGCCGATGGTGGCCTACGTTTTGCCTTCGATGCACCAGAATCGGCGATAGATGCAGCAACGAAACTGATGCAAGCGAAACAAGCCGGGGCGGTGCTGGAAATAGCGGCGGTTGTGATAAAAAATGACTGACGAAATTGACAGTAACACTGCGCAGAAAGTGCCAAAACCACGCGGGAAAGGCGTCCCGTTTGTGCATGGTGACCCGCGCATCAATCGTAAGGGTAGACCAAAATCGTTTGACCAATTGCGTAAACTCGCTGTATTGGTCGCGGCAGAACAGGACAATGGCGGCATAACCCGCGCCCTGGAAATACTTCGCGATTGGGCGAAAAGTAAGGAAGTTGCCAAACAGGACAAGTTTATGGCCTATGCTTATGGGAAGCCGAAGGAAGAGATAGCCCTAAGCGGCGACGCGAAGATAACGGTTAGGCTTGTGAAAGACGAATGACCAACGTCGACATCCACGAAGAAGTATTCAACCCGGTTTACTTGCCCTATCTGGACTGTATGGACAGGATTCAGATATATTTTGGCGGCGCCAGCTCGGGAAAATCAGTGTTCCTTGCACAACGTGACGTGATTGACCTGATGAAAGGCGGGCGCAATTTTCTTATCTGCCGTCAAGTTGCGCGAACGTTGCGCGGGTCTGTGGTTCAGGAAATAAAGAAAGTTATAACCGATTGGGGACTTGATGCCCTATTTGATATCAACAAAACCGATATGACCGTCACGGCGTCAAACGGTTATCAGATCGTATTTGCCGGACTGGATGATGTGGAAAAACTGAAATCACTTACTCCGGCCAAGGGTGTGTTCACGGACGCGCGCATTGAAGAAGCGACCGAAGTAGACAAGTCCAGCATCAAGCAGATACTAAAGCGGCAAAGGGGCGGTGACGAAAAGACGCCCAAAAGACTGACGCTATCTTTCAATCCCATTATGCAGATCCACTGGATATACAAGGAATGGTTCGAGCAGATCAACTGGGCGGATGACCAAAAGGAATATCACGGGGAAGGACTATCTATTCTAAAGACAACCTATCGGGACAATAAATTCTTGACCCGCGAAGATGTGAACGGACTGGTAAGCGAGAAGGACAAGTATTATTTCGATGTTTACTCTGAGGGCAAGTGGGGCGTTCTGGGCAACGTTATCTTCACGAATTGGCAGGTCAAAGACCTATCAGACATGCGCGCTCAATTCGTCAACCACCGGAACGGGCTGGACTTCGGCTTCGGCGGCAATCCGGCCGCACTATCTGTATCTCATTACGACAGTAACCACAAGACGGTTTATATTTACGAGGAGTTATACGAAACCGGACTTACAAATGATATTCTCGCGCTGAGAATAAAGGGTATAATTGGGGACAAGCGCGTCGTTTGTGATAGCGCCGAGCCGAAGTCAATCACAGAACTTCGGCAGTATGGCGTAAGCGCAGTTGGCGCGATAAAGGGCAAAGACTCTGTCAATTTTGGCATTCAATGGCTGCAACAGCAGACCATTGTCATAGACACGAAATGTATCAATACTCGCAACGAGTTCCAGCAATATCACCGCAAGGAAGACAAGATGGGGAATACTCTTGATGACCCCGTAGACGCCTTTAACCATATCGTTGACGCTACTCGCTACGCATACGAGGAAGATTCGTTGCCGTCCGGCATTACGATAATCGAAGACCCCTTTGAATAGGGGCAGAAAGGAGATACCATGACGCTTCGCGACACTGTACGTTCTTGGATTATGAACCTGCTCGACTTTTCGGACCCCGCCGACTTTGCAAAGCGTGACCGGATGGAGCAGCTCGCATTACTGCGCGACTATTACGACGGGATGCACGCGCGCCAGTTGCGCGTCAAGTTTGGCAAGTTTGACGACAACTTAACTGTCAACCTTTGCGGATTGATAACAGACAAAGCCGTCTCCGCCCTGGTTGGCGATCCCGCGGACGGACGCGGGCTGTCGTGGGCGTTCCCAAGCGAGACGGGCATGGACGAAAGCGGAAACGAAGTCGCAATCAAGCCGCCTGCTATCACGTGGCTGAATGAGCTATGGGACAAGAACCACCGTGACGCGTGGCTGCATTTGAACGCGCTACAAGGGGCAATGACTGGTATCCCGGCGTTGAAGATCGTCACGAATGGCCATGATACCAATTTCAGAATTTCGCAGATCAACCCGCTTACGCTGACCGTGGAGACTGACCCCAACGATATAGACAAGGTGACGAAATACACCATCCTGTATAGCGTCAAGGAAGGCAAAAAGGAAGTCACCCACAAAGAAGAAACCTACCCAGCCAACGATCAAGCGACTGCGTGGATAATTGAGAAAACGCGCAAGATATCCGGTAATCGCTGGGAAGCTGTCGAGCCGCCGATTGTGTGGCCGTACGACTTCCCGCCCATCCTGACATGGCAAAATCTGCCCGTGCTTGACAGTCCATACGGGCGCTCGGACATTGAAGGGATTATCCCCATTCAGGATAGGTATAACTTCCTGGTATCCAACTTGTCGAAGATCATCCGATTGTATGCACATCCCCAGCGATACGGATTGAATCTATCACCCCAGATGGAAGAGGGTCTAATAAAAATGGGGCCGGACGAAATGCCGATGCTGAATAGTTCCGGGTCCAACACCAGCGAGATTATCCAGATGCCGCCTGTCGGCGACCTGCCTGGCGCGATGGCGTTCCTGCAATCCCTGCGCGAATCGGCATTCATGCTGTCGCGTGAAGTGGACACGATGAGCATGAAGGACAAGGTGGGGGCGATCACGAACTTCGCATTGCGTGTACTGTATCGCGACTTTTTGGATAAGCTGGGGACTAAGCGCCTCCTGTACGGGCAAGCTTATCAGGAACTCAATCGGCGTCTGCTCATTCTGGGCGGCTTTGAAGGCGAGATATGTGAGATTATCTGGCCTGACCCGCTGCCGGTGAACGAGACCGAAGAAACGACCGCGCTGACCAGCGACTTGACGAATAAGCTTGTCAGCGTCCAGACGGCGCAAGAGATCCGCGGCTACGATCACGAAAAAGAAGAAGAACGCATGGGCAACGAGAGCCAGGGCACGCAGGACGCCGGAGCACTGCTACTGCAAGGCTTCTTCAAGAATGGCGGCGCGCAGAATAATACCAAAGTTGTCAACCCTGCCGAACAGGGAATTGAGTAGAAAGGGCTTGAAATGACACGCGACGAGATTCTTGCAATGCCCGCTGGGCGCAAGATGGATGCACTGGTGGCGGAAAATGTGATGGGGCTGGATTTGTTTACCCCGGTAACAGACCCTTATTTTACAAGTCAAGGAATTTATCAACAGGTAAATCACATAGAGTCTTATTCTGCCGACATCGCCGCCGCGT